AGCTCCAAGATTTGATCACCACGAAAAAGTTTCACGGCACACGAACCGAGGTGCTGGACCAAGATAAAACTGTTCTTAGGATGCTTCACATGGAACGCAATTTGATGGGGAGATAGACGTACCTTGTTACCCTTCGTAACTTTAAGTTCTACTGTGAAAAAGGTGCCAGAATCATTATAGCCCAATAGATCAGGAGTGCCATGTAAGCCTTGGTTTTCAAGTCTAATCCAGGAAATTTTAGGTATAAATTTTTTAACTTTTGCATATAATTTTCGCTCGGGTTTCAAGGTAACTAGTGCTTTCTATTCCGATGTTTTAGGAGCGATAATTATCTTTTGTCTCGTAGGTTTTAGTACAACACGAATAGCACTTTGTCCAATAATATTAGACTCTTGTACTTCGATTCTTTTTATTTCCTCAAGATGACCATTAACTTCCATATATATTTTAGCATTAGAAACTGCGTTTCCTTTTTTGCCATCAGTAAATTGATCTAAGTATTCCTGTAGATGTTTAACAAACATTATTGACTTTATAGGATAGTTACCTTAAATTGTCAATCATGGGATTGCCAAAAAGACTTACAGAAATGCAACAAAGATTCGCCGAGTTTTTAGTATTCGGTGGACCTGACGGACCTATGACTAAAACAGAAGCCGCCCTGGCTGCTGGATACAGTCCTAAACGTTCTAGACAAGAAGGATCAGAGTTAACTAATCCTAAGCTATCTCCCCTTGTTGTTAAGTACATAGGAGAATTGAAAGAAGAAAGATTGAGAAAACATGAAGTGACTTATGAAGGTCACGTTGCAGAACTTGCTAGACTTCGTGAGGCAGCGTTGAGGAAAGGATCTTTTTCTTCTGCTGTAAATGCTGAAGCCAACAGAGGAAAGGCAGCAGGACTATACATAGACAGAAAAATAATAAAAACTGGGAAGCTAGAAGACATGTCAGAACAAGAATTAGAAGCAAAGATGAAACAAATTTTAGACGACTACGGGTCTCTAATAAATGTGACTCCATCTACAACTTCTGAATCTTCTTTACCCAAGCCCGAGGAATCATAGTACGGTCACCAAAAGTAATTTCGTTATCATCTTTATCGTAAGACGCAAATAATTTTATTGATTTATCATCTTTAGAATACAACCAACCTTCGTTAACAGGTCTAGCTAACTTCATCTTATCAAACTCTTTGTCGGTAGCCCAGCCCGAGTCACTGACACAGTCAATCCACTCCACTCGGACTCTCGGATAAGGTATATCGGGAGCCCCATCAGTTGCAATTCTTTTTCGTCTTTTCCTAGGCATGTATAAGTTTATATCACAGATTTATTTTATTAAAATATGCATTCGCGCGCGTGAACCGAAATTTGATAGTACATTATAAAGTGTACTAAAAATAAAAAGTGTACTAAAAAGTGTACCATAAAACACTATATTTTATGCGGTAAAACAGCTAAAAGTACACTTGGACACTTTATTTTCGAGAAAAAAAAATATTTTTTTATAATCTGTCATAGAATCTTATAGTAAGTCTTTTTTTGCCTCTTTTTTGCCATAATATTTCCTCATTACGGACAACTTTTCCTCTGCTTTGCCTATTTGGCCCAACAATTTGTCCACTTCTCCGGTAATATCAACGTGTTCTGGTATCACCATATTGTGATCCTCTATACATTTTATTTTGTATATCGCATCTTCAATCTCAGCTTCGTATCTCTTTAGAAGCGTTCTAAACAGCATGTCATTCATCTTTGTCCTCCTTTGTCACAATGTTGCCATATTCATCCATGTACATTAAAAATAGCTTTTTGCCATCATAGTAATATCCATGAAATTCTAGTTTATCTTTTAAAGTCTTCTTCTTTGATTTGTACATTAGCGTTCTCCTTTTCGTCAAATTTTAGGTCATAATACATGTCTAATCTTTTTAAAAACTTATGTTTCCATTGTCTTAATTCGGCCCCATTTACTACAAACTCTTGGTAGTATAGGTCCGGTGTGCATACCATTATTATACCTTGTTCAATTTTACTATCGTGCACATAGTCATGCGCCATTGCATAAGCTGCTATTTGCATCTTATAATCATCTATCCAATCTTCTCTTTTTGGTCTGTTTGATTGTTTAAAATCTACAATACTATCTTTGCCGTTATGTATGCAAACCAAGTCAGTAGACCCAGCGTATAGCCCAGGATAATACAAAGTGACTTCCGATCCGTAAATTTTTTCGACCGGTGTAAGCCCCACTTCAATAACTTTTTTGGCCATGGTTTTCGCCTTTTGTCCGATCTCTGTAAGATCATCGTAGCCAGTCCCTTGTACATAGTGCTCGAGGAATTTGTGCATGGAAGTACCCCTCCTACTAGATAAATTTTTGATTCGTTCTGCTTCTTGTTCTCCAACTTTAGCCTTCCATTCTTTTAAAAATTGTTGATCTTTGGTAGCGCCTAATATCGTAGTTACACTAGGAAGTCTAGAACCATTTACATCATAGAGCCGTGTTCCATGTTCCTCGATCCTTGAGGCATCAACATAGGTGTATTTACTACTCCACTTGATGGGCTTACCAATGTTATGATACTCTTCTAAATCTTTATCTTCCATCATTTTAAATTATTAATTACGTAGTATATTATAATCAAACCTATCATTAGACAGATCATATTATAAGCAAACATACCTACACCAAATCCAACCGTCATAGTTTTTTCTTTAATTCTTTAAGATACTTTTCATCTTCACCTTCTAACATACCTTTTTTAATACTTTTAATTGGAGCAGAATCATGAATATTACCCGATACAGATACTCTAACACAGTCAGATTTAAAAGGCATGACCCAGTGTTTTAACCAAGCAGGAAAGACAAACATATCTCCTTCTTTCGGAAAAGCAGACATATAACTTATACAGTCTCTAGGTCCTTCACCATACATAAACTGTATGCCTCCAGGTCCAGCGCTCTTACCTTTATAAGATTCGTTTTCTTTTTTTAATTCGTCAGGAATAGATAAATATACCACAAAAGATAGTTTACCATCGTGGTCATGCGGTGGGTTAAATTCATTCTGACGTTGGTAATTAACCCATAGAGCACTTAACACGTACTCTGGTGCACCGTGTTCAAATTTTTTATTCTGATAACGTTGAAAACATTCGTTATAGACACCAAGATACGGCGATAAGAAAGGTATAATCTTGTTTCTTTGTTCTTCATTATATCCACGTTCTTTTTCTATTTGTCCTGCTAGTCTATGTCTAAAATCTTCTTCAGTCTTTTTAGCTTCGTCCAACAATATTTTTTTAAAATCATCTTGTATCTTTAATTTTATAACACATGGTCCCCAGTTAAATGTATTAACTGTTATTTTTACTTTTTCTTTTTCCATTTTCACTCCTTAATATTTTTACATGTTTACGCCATGCCCAAGCACTTATTTGTCCGGACCAACCCATAACCCATAAGTAAAATTTTAACATTATTCTAATGACATCGCTTGTTTGTATTGTTCTATACTAACAACATTACCATCAAAGATATGGGGGTCATAGTGGTCTATAATTTTTTCTACCTTTTCTAATTTAGTTTTAGACCAAGGCCAAATTAATCTACAAACTTTATAAGCATCTCTAAATGTGCAACGCCATTTGTATTGCATTAAGTATTTGGTGCCATCTTTTCTAAATCCTTTACGTGGCTTTCTAACAACTGTTCCAACATTTAATATCTCATGGACCCAACGTATAACCATCTCATCAGTCATAGTTATCTCCATACTAATACGTTGTGACATAGAATATCTATACCCTTTGCCGTTGTGTTTCTTTTTCTTTTCTTTTCGTCTAGCAAAATAGATACTACCTTCGCCATCAAAGAGTCCTGCAATATATGCTATGTTTTCATTTGTTACCATTTTTGATAATCCATTTCGCTGTTGTTGTTACTGGATCAAATCCATCAAAATCTAGTTTAGTGCAGCTTGTTAGAAGGACCATCATCAATAAGATTATTGTCAACTGTCTCATAAAATTCTCCTTCTGAGTCACAATCCCAACATTGATGTACTTCACTATTATCTCTAAAGTCCATTGCAGGATGACCACTAATTTTTGCAACTCTGACATACCCATTACCGTGGCATGTTTCGCAAATAATTACTTTAACTCTAGCTTTTTTTAATTTTGCCATTTAGTTTTTTTACTTTCTCATTTGCTATTGATTCAATTGTTTTTGCTATGGATAATTTGGCATCGGGCAATAATACCTTTGATAACGATTCCAATATCTTATATGTTTCTTTTGTTAGTGAAACATTTTTGTATTTACTCATGTCTGTCATGCGTGTTTCCTTTCATTTTAATAAACCATATATAGGTGATTTTATAGGATTGTCAATGAAAATATTATTAAGTTTAATTATTTGTTCACAAATACACACTACGTGTATGCCTCCCTATGAATGGCCAGAAACATTTAATAGTACTTATGATTGTATGATGTTTGGTTATGAAGAATCTATGAATAAAATGAGAGAGATTGGTCGAGTAGAATCTAATAAACATGGTATTTATATCAGATTTACATGCACTCCCGAAGAAACTGTTTGATATTGTGGCAAAATTATGGTAAGGCGAGATAATTTCTCACCATTACCTACCCTTATTTTTTCCCTCTTTAGGGTAGGTGTATCATCTACACATACAACCAATCCAATCACCACTACCATCATTCATGATGTGCAAATTTAATGTGTCTACATAACCAGTTAATTTTAACCGGAGTATGTCACACAGTTCAAGGCAATCAATCTTTTCTGTCAACACTATTCCCTCTAACATCTTCTTCGTTACAGGGATGAGTTGATACAGGCCGTCGTTCAATATAATCAAGTCCATGTATTATTTCATACCAAAGTTTTTTATACTTTGGGTCCTTTGTTTTATTCCAGTTATTTGCTAACTCGTCTAACTTTTTTTGTATCGTCACTGACTCGTGTTCCATAATTTAAAACATTTTTTAACCCCGATGCTTTTATTTGCATATGAACACCGTAAGGTTGCCATGCTTTTCTCATTAAGTTTAACTCTAACAACAGACTAGACCATTGGCCTTGTGCTGCACCATCTACTTTTATTGTTATTATTTTTTCTTTCATTTTCCCTTTCCGAAGGGCCCGAAGGCCCTCCAATCTATATTGATTAGTCATTACTAATCTTCTTTAATAG